GTCTAACAAACTGACTCATGGAACGGTTACCTCTTTCGTCTTGAAGATTTTACCCGTGACATACGTTTTTGTAACGCCGTTCTGGTCAACCATTTGAATGTCATAATATGACGTTCCTGGAAGCATACGGGTCTGCGCTTCAGTGAGGTCTAACTGTAGAGTACGAAGTCCTGCACCATCACCTGAACCAACGTCTGGTTTTGTAATTGTGAATGATGTAATCAAAGCCGAACTTCCTGGCATCTGTCTAATCTCAGCAGTTGGTGTGTAATTGTCTAACTCAAAATCAAATACAATGTTAAAGGTGTAATCATCACCTTCATAAACATAAAGGTCTTGAACAATCGCAGTGACAGGAGCCTCGACTCCACCATAAGTTGGAATTGGAACATATACACGAGTTGGGGTGTCGCGGTCATCAACTTCCATAGGCTGGAAGATTGGAACATAGCGATTAGTTGTTTTAGAAATTCTACGCAAACTAAATACGTCAATCTTGTACATACCGATGCCAAGTTGTGAACATAGTTCACGATATTGATTTTGACGAGCCTGAACCATTTGCATTAATTGTTGGTAACGTTCAGAGCGAGGAATAGTTACACCATCTGGTGCGAATACGTTAATATCAAATGCTGCATCGTTTGCTAACGCATACAGAGCAAGTGTGGCTGAGTAAACAACTACTGGGTATTCTTCAAGAACAGGCAAATTTTGCAATGACACCGTTCTTCCATAAGCATCGGTATGAAATGCACTGTGTTCTGTAAAGGCTGTGCTTACAAAATCTTCAATTTCATTATCAGTAAAATAACGGTAGTGGTTACCTGCTACCACAATGACGTCTCCGTCAGCAGGGGTTGTATCAAACACAATGTAACCTGTAGCCTCTTCTACCTCTACATCAGCAGATACGTTAGCGCCGTCTTGTAGTATGGATAAATTAAGACCATCTAATGGAGAGTAGGGAATTAAAAATCTATTTGTTGTTCCATCGGCTGTAAATTGGTACACAAAGGACTTGCCAATGTCACCAATTTCAGTGCGTAGCCTGCTACCTAGGCTAGATAAAGTCGCCACAAAACCTCCGAGAACTTAGGTGTTGCTATTCTCTCTTGTAACCGCGTTTTCCACAGCACAAAAAAGGTCCGACCCCCAACTGGGAGGAGGGCGGGAACCAGTTGAGGGCGGACTACTTGCGACGACCTAGTTAGGTCGCCAAATGTAACCGAGTTGCTCTAGATAGTCAGCAAGGTGTTTTGGAACACGATACTTGACACCTGTTTTGAATGAGTAACTCTGTGGTGTGCCATTAATGACACCAAAAGTCATCTCTTCAATATCAGTGATTGTTCGAACGACTACGTATTCATTTGATACTGATACGCCTACGCTCTCAATTTCGTCTAGAACAAGTGGAGCATCTGGTTTCTTTGGGTCGAAGACGTCCCGCTCCAGGCTCTCCGCCTCTAACTTATTAGCGATTGAAATTTCTTCTTGACGCTTTTTTAATTCAGCAGCGTTCTTCTTTGCTGCTTTTTCGGCTGCAACGCCTGTTGCATCCAATGGACTTGTTGCTTTATTTGCCACGGTGTTTATTCTCCTAAACGTATTGGTTGGTTATGTCCTGGGAGCCAAAGAAGGAGTATGGCTCCCAGAACATAGGGTGAAACTAGTTGGTGTAGACCTTGACGATAGCCTGGTCGGTGATGACACCAAGACCCCAGATTGCGTACCAAGCAAGAGCGTGCTCACGACCGAAGTCAAGAACGCCACCGTCACGAAGTTCAACTGGGAGGGAGATTGCGTGACCAAATGCGTTGTCACCAATCATGATGGATTCGTAAACTTCAGCGCTGTTGCCAGTCGCTCCAGTTAGATAACCCTTTTCAGCGGTGTAATCAGAAGACTCTGGATTACCACCCTTACCTGGGTTGGTGTTTGCCTTAACTGGCACAGAGATTGCAGAAGATGGAGCACCGACATCTGTAGATGTGGTGTAGTTAGCGTTAGCAGCCAACTTCTTGACCTGTGTGGTCTCAATGAAGACTACGTCATAGAGACGTCCGATTTCACCGAGCATGAAGTTTCCTGGAGCAGCGTACTTCGTTACTTCGATGAACTCTGGGTTCGAACGAATGTCACGAGACTGCTTTGGATGTACGAACTGTACATAGGTTTCGCCAAGGCGTGGGATGTTCTTACCAGCAAGGGTAAGAGCAGCATCCTTAACAGCACCTGTGGTCAACTTGAAGTTTCCACCATCGAGTTCAGAGAACTGAGTTGCTGCTGTACCTTCGTTGTACCAGTCGTTAACACCCTGAAGTGCAGAGCGGTCATAACCAAACACTGCAGAAGTTGCTGCAGAGAGTGTGTTACGTGCCTGTACATCGAGGTACTGTGCCATGTGACGACCAAGAAGACGTGAAGCAGAAGCCATTACGTCATCGAAGGATGCATTGAGAAGAAGTTCAGAAACTGCTACTGCGTAGCCGTGTTCTGCAACTGTGATTGCAATCTGCTCTGCAGTAAGAGCGTTCGTTGTCATACGAACACCCTCTGTTAGAGGAGATGGGTCTACTGAAAAGTTCTTGTAACGAAGGAAGTTAACACGAAGACCAGGTGCGACACCGAGTTCAGTCTTCTTTACTGCAAACTGTTCGAAACGAAGAATTGGCATTGCCTGGAACAAGATTTCCTTGGACCAGATTGTTTGAATTGCTTGATTGAGGCTTGAATTGGAGCCTGAATAAGCGGTAGGGGCGCTGGCTAGTTGACCAGTACCTGTAATTGCACTTGCCATTTAGGTCAAGTCCTTTCTAGATAGTTGTTTGAGTTAACCGAACAGTCCCTGACCACGATTTGATGCTGCATTGCCAAGCAATTTGGCTCTTTGTTTCGCATAGTCTGCCAATGACATATCCCTGATGGAATCAGGAGTAAACGATTGTTGTGACGAGTCATTATCGAGGGGTCCTGCGGCAGGCGCTGTGACGCGTGGTCCTGCCATTTGTGCTCTAGCAGACTGCATAGCCTGTTGAGCGGAATCTAAAATACGAGCAGATTTTTCTTTTAGAGTTGCGATGCTCTGCTCGATTTCATCTGCTGAATTGCCTTCAATTAAATCGATAAGTTCAGGAATGATGTTTTCACGTTCCTGCTCTAGTCGTCCTTGACGATAATTCATCAACTCTTGGAACTTGCGTTCCTGTTCAAGGAGTGCAATAGCACGTTCTCTTTCAAGACGCTCATTCTCTAATTGAGACTGAAATTCTTGCTCCTTCTTTTTGAGAAGGTCTTTGAAGGACAGTTCGTTTTCTTCCTGTTCCTTCTTCAACTGTGCTGCACGGGCTTCCTCATCAGCAATGCGGGATTGACGCTCTGCTTCACGGGCTGCCGTTTCCTCACGTTCTCTCTTCAGAGAAGCGAGTTCCTCTTTCATCTTTTCTAACTGTGGATAAAGTTTTGCCTTCTCCTGCTCACGTGCTTTCGCAATGTCATCAGCAGAATAGGTAGGCATATCTCCACTCATTTGTACTGCTACTGGGGCTTGCGCCTCAGTAATCATTGTTTCGTCTACTGCGTTTTCCATAGTAGTCACTTATCTTTCTTAGGTCGTTGTCCGTATGCCTTGCGGCGTGTCCCTTTGTTATTATGAGATAATTGCATTACATTTAAATGCACTTGTCTCGGTATATTCCAAACTTTTTAAAGTTGGAAATCTATTCTCTATCAACTGCCCTTCTCTGCGGCATCTTCGTGCCATAGGCTTGAGTAACTAACGTTTCACGGATAGATGCCTCTGCCTGCGCATTGATTGCTTCAGACTGTTGATTTACTGGGTCTTCGACATTTTCAGGAGTTGGGGCTCCTTCTACGCCATCGCCCATGACATCGCCATCACCTAACTGAGTAGGCTGTAGCGGAACGGCGCTTGTACCATCAGGTCCAGGCATCATTCCTGTCATATCTTGAATTTGCTTTTGAATTTGGACTCTTACGAGCGTGAGAGCACCGTCAGCCTTGGCATCTTCAACAAGTTCACGACGAATCTCTTGCAACTTCTCTTCTGGGAATTCTTCACCAAGAGTACGAAGTGCACCCTCTTTAGACTCAAGACCCATACCAAGTTTGGTCTGGATTTCATTAAGAACAATGAGTTTGTCGAGAGGTAGTGGAGGTGGGAACTGTACATAGTTCATGTATGACAGTGGGTCGTTAGGGTCTAGGCGGTCTAGTTGACCTTCCTTGATTGGACCATCTTCATTTGGGTTATAAAGGAATGTTTGTGGTTCCTTAATGGCAAGGGTGCGAAGTGCAAGTTCATTGATTCGCTCAAGACCCTTACCATATTGCGCTACTTTTTGAGAATAGCGATTCATCAGTGGCTGATACTGAATAGAAAGAGCAACACCTGATGTGTTTGAAATTGGCTGGACTTGTCCAAGCGCAGTTTCAGGAATGTTCATAAGTTCGTGCATTGAGCGCTTTAGCAACTCAAGGTATTTAAGTGCGCCGTCGATTCCTTGCGCACCACCTTCAAGGTTGAAGACTTGGGCGTCTTTGGGAAGACCGCCCCAAACCTTCTTAGCACCTTTCTCAAGGTTAGAGGCTTTAGCACCTACGATAACTGTCACAGGAGAAGCGTGATAGTTAATGATGTCTGCAACATCGGTGCTAATTTCGTTATATGCACGGTTTATAGTGATGATGTCGTGTGCGTCCGAGAGACCCCACGGTGAACCTGAAACAGGAACGTTAGGAA